AAGTATTATTTAAACGAGGCGTGGCAAGTTGTTGGCATCGACAACGATATGAGAAAGCATATGTTTGGGCCTGAAGCCTCTGTTGTTAAAAATAGGATTGACCATAGAAATTATACACACCACGGGATTGATATTTCCAAAATCGAGCCTGTCATAGAAGCTGAAAAACCAGATGTAATTATCCATTGTGCGGCGGCCCCTTCACACGATTGGTCAGCGACAAACCCACTCCTAGATTTTGGAATCAATGCTTATTCAACCCTCATGCTTTTAGAAATGGTCAGGAAGCACACTCCCGAAGCGGTCTTTGTTTACCTCTCAACGAATAAGGTTTATGGGGATCGGCCGAATTATTTACAGATAGTGGAAGCAGAAACTCGCTACGAACATTATCTGCCAATCGAAACGTTTGAAGATGATCCAGTTTTCTCAAATGGTATTGACGAATCAATGAGTGTTGATACAACGATGCACTCCCCATTCGGAGTTTCGAAACTTGCCGGGGATCTGTACGTCCAAGAGTATGCGAGGTATTTCGGATTAAAGACTGGAGTTTTCCGTTGTGGATGTATCACCGGTGCGGCACACGCCGGAACAGAGCTTCATGGATTCCTTGCGTACATGGCTCGGTGTAAGAAGGAAAACCGTCCTTACAAGGTCTTTGGCTACAAAGGAAAACAGGTCAGAGATCAAATCCACGCTTCTGATTTAGTGAGGGCGATTGACGCATTCGTGAAGAACCCACGGCCTGGTGAAGTCTACAACATGGGCGGTGGCCGCCATTCTAACCTGTCCGTGTTGGAAGCGTTGAATTGGTTTAAAATCAAGGATTGTGAATATGTCGAAGAGGCAAGAAAAGGCGATCACATCTGGTATATCTCGGACGTTTCTAAGTTCAAAAAAGATTACCCAGAGTGGGATTATAAATACAACCTGTGGGCGATAATGGAGGATTTAATGAAATGAATTATGGAGATATTGTTACTCTTAAAGGAAAGTTTTATAACGGGCAAACTGGAGTTATCATCGGTATAAATAGACCGAGAGTTGAGTGGAAAAATCCATCATATAAAGTAAAAATAGACGATGGAAATATTGTTGATGATGTTTCTTATTCTGAAATGGAAAAAGTTATCATTTGTGAGAAATGCAAGTCTACAAGGATTTGATGAGATGAATTGGAATACATTAAATCCAATTGAAGGTATTTATAGATTGCTTGATTCCTTCGGAAACACGTTATATGTTGGTAGTTCCAAAGATATTCATCAACGTTTAGGTCAACATAGTAATAAAAAATTTTCGTCTGTTGTTTATTTTGAGGTTAAAGGCATCCAAAGGTTGGAATTAGAAAGAGAAATGATTATTGAATATGATCCACCTTTAAATTCTGAAAGAATACCTCGGACAGGACAACCAACATTTATTGGTAAAGGCAGGATAAGAAATATTTATGGAAAAGACAGTTTTATTCCTATTGGGAAGATTGCCGTTAGAGACGGGAAATTAAAATGAGATACCTTTTCCCTCTAAGCCCCTATAACCAGCAAAGACAATTCCAAAAGCCGGTATGGGTCTACCCATGCCACCTCGCGGCCTACGCCACCTATCTTAAGAATGAAGGGCATTTCGTTTGGTGGGGAAGTGATCTTGACCCATCTTACAGAGAAAAAGACATTAAAATAATTAGAACAGATTTCGATATTGACGTTCCATTCGAAAAACTCCCATATCCTGACCGTGTGTTCACAGATGCCAAAAATAAACGGTGGCAATCTTACGGAAATTATAAATTCCACCCGGCCACTCACATGATGGCCTCAAACCTTTGCTGGTGGGGGAAATGTGTTTTTTGCATTGACACTGTCAAGCTACAAGCTGGGGAGAAGCGCGGTGTACGCTCGGTAGACCATGTAATGGAAGAAATAGATGATTTGATTGCTAGTGGCTATAAAGAAGTCTTTGATGACTCCGGCACATTTCCCATTGGAGAATGGCTTGATGAGTTCTGCCGAAAAATGAACGAGCCTGTTATAGAATGGAGGAACAGTGAGACTGGAAATTATAGGAAAAGACCAAGAAAAGACTTTATTAAAATAGGTTGTAATATGAAGCCAATTTCGGAGAAGGTCGTGCCTTTTAAACTTATGAAAGAGGCCGGGTTCAGGTTCATGCTTGTCGGGGTTGAATCAGCTAATCAAGAGACAATCAACCGGATTCAAAAGGGGCAAGAGTCTAACAAAGTCATTGAGAATATAAAAGCCATGAACGATGCCGGGCTTGAGGTACATTTGACTTCGATGTTCGGTTATCCGTGGGAAAGCCATGAGGACGCCATGCGGACTGTGAATGAAATCCATTACTTGTTGCGGAAAGGCTACGTTAAGACAGCCCAAGCGTCGGTCTATATGCCCCCTCGCACAGCCCCAGATCCAAATGCCGATGGGCAAAAATACATTAAGATGATTTACGACATCTACAAAGACCCACGCTATTGGCTAAGAAAGGTTCTTGATATTCGTAGAATCGAGGACATCACTTACTTGCTAAAGAGGATCGGTCATGTCAAACACGCAGAATAAAGTACCGGGTTATTCAAAAAAAATCCCGTGCAACGAAACGAGATACTTTTTTGAGAAGGTGAAGGGAAAACAATTTCATCCAAAAGAATCAGCTTGTGATGAATTTACCGTCCGACTACAGATAAGAAAACGCCATTCTTTAGATTGGAACGCTGTTGCTTACCAGCTTTGTATAAGAGATTGGGTTAATCAATTTCATACTATCGGCATGACTTCTGGAAATAGCACAAAGCTTGTTTCAACTTTCAGAGTGCGTCTTGGGGACCATTCTAAATGTATAATAGCGTCAAGGAAGTATCAGCTTGCTCTAAAAGAATATAATAAAACCAAGAAGATGCCAGTATATGATTGGCCTATAAAATGTTTGGTGGAGAAAAAATGAACCTGATAATTATAATTATTTTGTTATTAATTCTTCAGAGACTTGGAGGCTGTTAAATGTTTGAACAAATAGCATGGATTATAATTGTAAATCTTGCGCTTTACATTAAGACTTTACGCTTTAAGTTTGTCTCCGACGACTTCTCCTGTTGGAAAAACCCCCCAGTTGCCAAGAACGCCTGGCATAAACTTTGGCTTGAAATCACAGGCCAGAAGAAAATATATGCCAAGAGCATTCAGTTTGTCCGCGCTAATGGCAAGCTCTTTATGGCAATCGTGAGGAAAGAAGAGATGGAGCATCTTTTAACGCTTCTTATTCATATCGGTATCTGCGTAACGATTTATTTCGCTTTTGGGGCTTCGTGGATTTCTTTCGTAGCGGCCATGCTTTATTCCACGAACCCGGTCAATAACCAAGGCACGATCTGGCCGTCCGGCAGGGGGTATGCTTTTCCGATTCTTTTCCTTGTTCTTTCGATGGTGGTTCCGATTCTCTCGCCACTTTTTCTATATGCTGGGACTTGGTACACCGCAGGGTTCCTCTCACCGCTATCACTTATCGGATCAAACGTTTGGTACATCTTGGCCTCAATGCCCCTGATATGGTACTTACACTCAAGGAAATTCACGACCGCCGTCAGGAATAAGCAAAAATCGGAAACGTTCGCCGAGGATAAAATAGTTCACCCAAAAAAACTAATCTTGGGAGTTAAATCTTTCGGATTTTACCTTTTTTTGTGTATCATTCCTTTTCGGATAACCTTCTACCACAATTTTCTCCAATCATCGGCTGGAAGCATGAAGCGTAAAAATTATACCCTCTGCCGGTATTTTTGGATTGGGTTTATAGCTATAGTCACATGGGTTTATTTCGCTTTCACTATCCAATGGAATTTGCTCTTGTGGGCGTGTCTTGCTTTCTTTATTACTATTGTTCCATTTTGTAACATCGTCCGGGCGAATCAGGAAATAGCTGAACGCTTCGCCGCGCTCCCAAATGTATTCTTGATGTACGCTCTAGCTCAGTTTATTGCACCTTATAGCATTTTATGCACAGCGTTCGTAGTCTTTTACGCAACAAGGACATTTTATACCCTAACGCTTTACAAAGACGAGTACAACATTACCGAGTGCGCTGTCATCGAAGATCCTCACGCTTGGTGGGCTTGGCATTGCCGCGCCATGAAGCGATGGGACACTCAAAGCTACAAAGAGGCCCTTATCCTTTGGGTGATGGCAAAACTTATCTCTCCGAATGAATTCAAGGTTTTAATTAACATCGCAACGTGCCTGAGACTTTTAAAAAATGATAAAGAGGCCGACGAATATTTGAAGCTCGCAGAGCAGAACATTGTTCCTGGTCAAGAGAAAGAGGCGGCAGAATTTATAGATAACCATAGACGTGGAAAATTACCGATATTGCTTTAAAGAACACTTGCTTTAAAAAAAGTCAAGTGATATTATCACAGTAGTGGGAGATTCGACATGCCAACACCATTTGAAAAAAGACCGTTCAGTATGTTCTCGGTTTCGGATGAAATCACTGTCAATCGAGTCGGGAAGCGAGTGACAATCAAAGGGCGGGATGGAACTTTTACGGATTCTGATTCTGTGGAATCGAATCTCCTTTTTGAAATATTGAAAGTGCTTAAGAAAAAATGAGTTATGATTTTAGAATGAGGATTTATGGCTGGTAAAAAAGGAAGAAGCGGACGCAGACCCATGAGTGAAGAATGTCTACGCCTTCGTGTACTTCAAAAAGGGTGGGAGCTTGCTGACGAAGATTTAAATAATCCTTCCCTTGATATGGAAATCAAGAGAGATATTTATCTACGATTAATCTCCAAAGACATACCGACAGAATTTTCAGGCAATGTTACAGCTCAAGTAACCCAAATGCCCGCGATCCAGAAAGAATATCCTGGTGAGGCCAATAATACCAACCGCATAGCGGAGTATTTCATTGGCTCGCCTCCTCCTCCCACAGATTCTTGATATCCCGGATAAATTACTTCCTCTTTTAGATCCCGACAACTTTAACAAATACCGATACTTTATTATCAAGGGCGGTCGTGGTGGCGGCAAGTCTCAAGGGGTTGCCCGCTTTGTCCTTTACTTAAACGAGAAATACAGTCTTCGCACTGTTTGCGGTCGTGAGACTCAAAATTCAATCTCCGAATCAGTCTACTCTCTTCTTTCGGATTTAATCCTTCAGTATCAATTGAATTTCGAAGTAGCTGCTTCTAAAATCTCATCCAGGGAAAAGTCAAGTGAATTGAATTTTAGAGGGTTTAGACAACAAGGAGCTTGGAATATTCAAGGTCTTGAAGGCGTGGACCTAGTTTGGATAGATGAATCTCAAGCTCTAACTAAACCAACGCTCGACGTTCTTATCCCTACCATCCGTAAAGAAAACGCAAAGATCATATTTACCATGAATCCGCACGTTCACAACGACCCCGTGATTGTAATGCTCGGCAAGCGCAAAGATTGTCTCGTGATAGACATAAATTATCTCGATAATCAGTTTTGCACCAATGCTCTTATCAACGAAGCTAACGAATGTAAGAAGCTTTCCGAGAAAGATTATAAGCATATTTGGCTCGGTGAACCTCTGGATCAATCAGAGGATTCATTATACTCTTTGGAAGATTTTGAGATTGGAAAGAGAGCCGCCCATATCCTTGCCAAAGGTTATGGCGTTCGTGTCGCGGGCTTCGATGTTGCGCGTTACGGTGACGACAAATGCGCCGCGTTCATCTTTCAACAGATGGGAGCATTGCATTGGGAAGAAATCTTTTGTGACGAGTGGGATCACAGGGATCTGAATTACACAACCGGACGCATACTAATGATCTGCAACGAACAGGGTGTTGACATGGCCGCTATTGACGAGGATGGAATAGGATCAGGACCATTTGACACGCTCTCCAAAGGCCGAGGACTCGAATACTTTGTGGGGTTTCGTAATCCAGGACTTAGTTATCAAGACAACAAGTCTTTTGGGAACACCCGCACCTTAAACGCCTATAAGCTTAAAGACGCTCTTGTGAATGGCCACAGGCACGTAAAGACTCAAAGAGCCATTGATGAGTGTTTGACTATTAAATATACCTTCGACCACAATCAAAGGCGTATCCTCGTATCAAAAGAAAAAATGAGGAAAGACGGGTTTAAGTCTCCAAACATCGCTGACGCAATTATAATGGCAGAGTCTTTAATCGGGCAGGTGAAACAAAAACAGGATAGACAATACGAACCGAACGTGCAACAATACGCTAAGGAAGATGATTTGTTTAAGCTTGCAGGGGTGAGATAATGGCAGTAGGAACAACAGCAGCGATATTGCTTGCACTTGGTGGAGGAGCAGCGGCAGGTTTCGGAGCTTCAAAGCTTATGTCCGGTGGCGGGAGTAAAGTATCTTCACCAATGTCTTTACCTCAACCTCCAAGCGCGGACGCCGCCGCAGGAAAAGCTGGGGAAGTGATAAAAAAGAAAAGAGCCGCCATGACCCAGAGCATTTACACCTCGCCTCTTGGGGTGGCTGGTGAAGCGCAGATCGCACGGAAGACGCTTTTAGGTCAATAAAATTGGCATACCTGTCATCGGGCGGATGATGCCTGGATACGCACCAGAGCTTTTAACGGTAGTGAAAATCTACTCTGCCATAAAATGAGGGTCGAGATATATTCCGAGAAGTATTTTTCAGATGTTGTTGGACTCATTGAAAAGTTTCACTCGGAATATCTAACGGATTATTACGGTCTACCGTTAAAAGACGCAATCACGGAAACGCTAATCAATTTTAAGGATTTGACGTTTCTGTTAATCAATAAAGACAAATGCGTTGGCGTTCTGGCTGGCGTGGAGATAAAGTCAAAGCTGAATGACGAGCGATTCTTTCAGGAGATTATTTGGTACGTTGAGAAACCTTATGGGCATTTTGGATTTTATCTCATTGAGAAAGTAAAAATTATGTTGAAATCGCTTGGGTTTAGTCATATTATCATGTCAGTCTTGGAGAGTATGAAATCCAAGCGGATTGAAGCAATTTATAACAAGCTTGGTTTTAAACCAATTGAAACGCATTATATTAGGAACTTGTAATGGGTTGGGCCGAACGGTGCAATCCAGACAGCGAATGGAATAGAAAACGAGCATTGAATATGTCTTCAAACGTAGCATCCCCAATTTCAAATAGTCCAATAAAACAGGTGTCGATTCCGGCCTCGCCGGATGAGCCTATGGTCATAGAGATAACCCCAAAGAGCATTTTCAAGCTCTTTAAGGAGTTCTTATGCCGTATGTTCAGGATCAATCCGTCGCCGCCAAGCCAGTCTCAAAGCCCCGCGCCGACGAGTTAATCCAGCAGTACGAACAAGAATTATCCAAACGCCGTAACTTTGAAAGTTATTGGCAGACCCTCCATGATTATTTCTACATCGAATCAGTCGACGTAAATAAAACCTATTCGATGGGCAATGAGCTTGACCCATCGATGCTTTGGGATTCTACGACCCTTGAAGCTTCGGATGTATTTGCGTCCGGGTTTATGAATTATCTCACTCCTCCAACTTCCAAATGGTCAAGACTTAGGTCCCGAGATCCCGAGCTTCAATCAAACGAAGCGGTCAGCGCATTTCTTGAAGACGTAATGAGTGAAGTCAATTACGCCCTCAATCGCTCAAACTTCTATGACCAGATGTTCCCTGCCTACAAATCAAGCGGAGTGTATGGGACTACCTGTCTTTTTGAAGAAGAAGACGTTGAAGATGATATTCGTTTCTACAATATGCCGCTAAAGCAGTGCGTGATCGTGGAAGACGCGAGAGGCCGCGTCTGCAAATTCTACATTGAGTTTGAGTACACCTCAGAGCAAGCCGCAGGCAAGTGGGGCGAGGATGCTTTATCCTCCGAGATGAAACAGGAGATTAGGGAAGGAAAAGGCCAATCCGTTAAGCATAAATTCTTACTTTTTATCGGTGAGCGCTATGCGCGTGAAATCCAAAAAGAAGACAAGCGAAACCTCCCAATCGAGGCCGTGTGGATTGACATTAAAGGCCGGATGATTGTGGATGAATCTGGCTACAACGAGTTTCCAGCGTTCGCGCATCGTTTTGACAGAAGGCCTTTTGTTCCGTGGGGTTTCTCTCCAGCTATGAAGGCTTTGCCATTTGCGAGGCTTTTAAACGCCATCGCAAAGACAAATCTCCGAACCATGATGAAACACACCGACCCCCCGATCGCCGTGCCTCACAACGCTTTTTTAGCGCCTTTCAACATGAACCCAAGGGCTATCAATGCCTATAAGAAAGAAGCGATGGACTCAGGTAAAGATATATTTGCCTTCGGGAACTTTGGAGATCCGGGTATTGGCCTTCAAGCCGTTGAGTATTATGCAAGCAAAGTAAAAGTTCTGATGTACCACGATGTATTTCTTGCTTTCTCGAACATCACAAAAGACATGAATAACCCTGAAATCATGGAACGAATCAATGAGAAAATGACAATGCTTGGTCCCGCTGTAGGGCGATACCTGGATGAAGTAATAAGCCCAATCATCCAAAGAACAATTGGAATCTTGGCACGACGCGGCAAACTGCCAGATCCACCGATTGAATTTCTGATGAGTTCCGGTTATGAGATTGATTTCGTTGGTGTTCTTGCTCAAGCCCAGCGCAGGGCAGAACTGAATACTCTTGTGACGGGTCTTACGATGATAGGTAACATGGCTCAGTTTTCGCCTGAAGTCTTGGATAAGATTGACCCTGACAAGGTCACAGATGAGGTTTGGTCTATTACAGGCGCACCCGTGAAGGTTTTAAGGGATGACGACGAAGTACGCCAGATTAGAGAAGGACGCGCCCAGGCCGCCTTAAAACAAGAAGAAATGGCTACTCTACACGCCGGCTCAGAGATTGCCAAGAACGCCGGGCAAGCTGACGCAGGGTTCGCCAAAGCGAAGGAAACTAATAAATGAGGTGGATAATAAAATGACAGACCTTAAAAGTATCGTCGCTGTAAAGGCTTTGCAGTCAAACCTCCGGGCTTCACTAGACACGCCGCAAGGAAAAGAGGTTATTGTTTTCTTGGAAGAAATTTGCGGGTGGTATGACTTTGAAGAGACTGACCCAAACATGATTTTAATCAAACACGGGAAGCGTGCAGTTTTAGCGACGATTAAGACGCTTCTTGAATTAACACCTGACCAAATCGTCGCAGTAGCACAACAAAAGGAGTTCTAAATGGATAATCCCGATCCGGGAATAACGCCGGGCAATCCCGACCCATCAACACCACCCGTAACACCGCCGGAACCAGTAGCGTTTAATTGGAAAGCCAGTTTAGCACCAGACCTTGCAAACGCGCCCTCAATGAAGAAGTTCGAGGATACAAAAGAAGGATTTAACGAAGCCGTTAAAAGTCATCTTTTACTCGAAAAGCTATTGGGATATGAAAAGGTTCCTATCCCAAAAAGTAAAGATGATGTAGTCGCTTGGGAGATTTTCTCAAAGGCTATGGGTATCCCGGAAAAGGCAGAGGGTTACGGACTCCCGGACGTGGAGATCCCGGAATCAATGAAGGGACTCGCTTTTGATAAAGCGAAGTTCTCTGAGATTGTCCATCAACAGAAGCTTACACCTGACGCTGCGAAAGGCTTGTGGGGCGCTTATACCGAAATGACCAAACAAGCTTATGCAAAAGCCATGAAAGACCAACAGGACAAGATAACTGGTCTCATCAACCAAATGAAAGGTGAGTGGGGTGATGCCTACCAGTCGAAAGTAGAATTGGGGCAGATGGTAATCAATAAGTTTTCTGAAAACCAAGAGACGAATGATTTCATCACAGCCACATTGTCTTCTGACCCGCGTGGAGTCAAGTTCCTTGCGATGATCGGTGATCAGTTCGCAGAGAATAAGATCGGTGAATTTAAGTATCAAAGGCATTCATTAACACCTGACGAAGCGCAAGCCGAGATAGATTCTATCCGTCGGGATATGAATCATCCGTACAACAACGAGAAAGCTTCTCGGGCTGAAAGAGACAGGGCGATTGATTTTGTAAATAATTTAATTGGAGTAGCAAGAAGACCCAGAGGATAAGCTTAAAAGCCCCCGAAGGTTTGAAGTGATCGGCCAGATAACTTGAAATAGCCTGGCAAGGTTCGCTAAAAGAGGCGACCCTCCTTGAGAGGACAATCAAATCCAAAGCTTGGTTAAACTCATAAAACGAGGAGGGGTCTTAAAATGGCGGATACCCAATCACTAGTTTATGCCCAGGCGTATGGCGCGAATATTATGCAGTTGGCACAGCAGAAATACGCGAAGCTTATGCCAATCGTGTACATTAAACCAAATGTCAAGGCAAAGGTCTTTTTTCAAGACCAGATTGGCAAATGGGCAATGTCCACGAAGGGTGGACGAAACGTCCAAACCCCCAACAACGATCCAAACCTGGGTCGCAGAAGGGGGACAATGGTTGATTACCACGACAATCGTATGCTCGACCGTGGTGATGAACTTCGTATGCTCTCAGATCCACGTTCCGCTTATACCATCGCGGCCGCGCAGTCTCTTGGCAGACAGATCGATACTGTCATC